TGCCCATGATTCTGATTCATCTTCTGCAATGTATGTAGGCGGTTTTGAATTTCCTAATGCATAGCATGATTGATAGCCATTAATGGAAATAATATCATTATGTGGTACACCTTTGTTCCTTACATAACTATCATTAATAGCCCATACAAGCATTCTAAGCACGGTATTCTGAACAAGTGCACCAAACTGATACTCTGAGTTTGATCTACTAATACCCATAAAGAATTGAGCATTAGGGTTGATCCTAAGACATCTATTTTGTAAGAGACCGCCTAATACGTTTTGACCTAAAGGACTTTGTTTACCTGTATCTGCCATAAGTTATCCTAAGGGACAAAGACCGTTTCTGCGCCTTCTACGATTTTGTGTTTACAATCGTTTCCAGACCCTACCCTAAGTACAGGCTTCCCTTCGCAAAATACTGTGGGACTACCTTCAGTTGTCTTTGCGTTTTTGTGAGGTTTTTCATTTGGTTTAGGATCATGCGGAGAAATCTCACTAATGTGGAGGCCTACTGGTTTTCCTTCTGCAAAGACAGTTTCTGATCCTTTGAGAATTTTGCCACCTGTAGTGTTCTTATCTCCTTTGCGGCTTAATTTCGCCATGTAATGTTATCCTACTAATATTTTTTTCTCCGGTACAGTTACTCCGGTTGTCGCCTCTCTATATTTGTCTTTAACTTCATCGGCTGTAACAGCAATAAGAGAAACACTATTAGTATTTAGTCTTGGATTTTCGGCAGTTGAAGCAGAAAATATACTAGGAATTAGCGCCATGCCAGTCTGACTGGGTGCGAGAGATACTGGATCTTCAAGTTCTAAAAATCCTTCTTCGTTTCCTACTACTTTAGATACTACTTCTTCTCCACTGTTTAATTTGAGTGAATATACTTGTCCTAGTTTAATAATACTTTTCATTATGACTCCAATTTTTGTTTAAGTTCAGTAAATCCGCCAACGTAATCTTCGTCTAAAAAGATTTGCGGTGCAGTACGTGCATTAGGCACAACTGCTAGTAAGTCTTCTAAAGTATATTCGTGTCCAATCTTTTTTTCTTCAAAATCGACACCTTTTGATTCTAATAGTTTCTTTGCTTGGTCACAATAAGTGCAATTATCTTTGCTCCATACAATGGCTTTCATTCTTTCTCCTAGTTAATGTTATATGTATATTTAATACGATTTGATGTGGTCAAATAAATTTTATAACTCAGGTAAAGCATCATAATCTAATGATTCTGACATGACACCTATTACATAGTTAGTTGATTCATTTTCTTGCAATGCTGTTTGCTTTTTGCTAGTATCACTGTGTTTGTTAAACCAAGGGATAGGACTTGCTTTTGGTGCAGGTTCATTATATTTTATACCGATTACTTTAAGTGATTCTAGTGCTGTGTAGTCTACAAATTCTTTAAGAATGTTTGCGTTCAGACCGATCACAGGACCTTTCTGAAACAAGTAATCAGCCCATTCTTTTTCTTCTCTAATTACATCCATATACATAGCATACACTTCTTGTTCACATTCTTTTGCCGCTTTTGCAAATCTTGGATCTTCTTTTACTACTTGATTTATAATCCAACCTGTCCAGCCTTTATGTAGTAATTCATCTTGCAAAATCAATGAAATAATGTTGCCGTTACCTATAAAGATTCTATTTTCTACCATTGCTAATGATGTAGCAAATGATACCATAAAACGTAAGGCTTCTAAAGCATAACTTGCATGTAGTGCCATCCAAATTGCTTTGATATGTTCATGTTCATCAATCTTGTGACCCATTTCTTTTTTGCAATTAATTTGATGCAATGCTTCATAGTACTCACATACACTAGATGCCATATCTGCGATTTCTTTAGTGTCATGGATAGTATCAAAAATGTCTTTGGGTACATTGTAGATATTTCTAATAATGTGACTGTAAGAACGTGAGTGAATGTTAGTCTCAAAGAAAGACCAGTTATAGCATAATGCTTCAACTTCAGGCAGACTCACTACAGGAGTAAAGACTTGTGCAGGGCCTCTACCTTGTAAACTATCTAGTGCTGTTTGTCTTAGTAGATTAGCAGTAAAAATATGCTTAACCGCATCACTAGCATCTTTAAAGTCAGATGCATCTTTTGTTAAACTAATTTCTTCTGGTATCCAAAAGAAACCTCTTGCAGTTTCTTCAAAGTTTGCTATCTTATCATATTTTACTTCTTCAAATCTTTGGATAGTTACTGGACCCGATGGATCCAAAAACATAGTGCTATCTAAATAATTTGTTTGTTTTGCCAAATCATATTGTTCTTTACTCATAATTAACCCTTATAATTTACATGCTTCACAGTCATCATCGTCAAATGCTGGCTCGTCAATGTATTGTTTTGCTATTTCTACTATTTGTTCATCTTGTCTTTTGACTCCTGCTTTATTTATTAAAGAATAATAAAAAGTCTTAAGTCCCCAATGATGTGCCTGCATTAAGTTCTTTGCGATCAGTGTTGTAGGCACTTTCTGATCTTTAAAATGTGCTGGATTGTAGAATGTATTCGTTGAAATACTTTGATCTACATATGCCGCTAAGACTGATGCAGTTTTAAGATATGCATTACAATCTGTTTGTTCCCACATCAACTGATAAGAGTTTCTTACACGTTTAATGTGATAGTCTGGTACTACTTGAGTCAATGACCCTGCTTTACTTTCTTTAACAGAGATTAAACTCATTGGCATTTCAATACCGTTTGTTGAATTGATTACTACACTAGATGATTCTACAGGAGCAATTGCCATTAGAGTTGCATTTCTGACACCATGCTCTTTCATATCTTTTCTTAATGATTCCCAATCACATTCTGGTTTGAAGTTTGCTAGTTTGTTTACACCCTTTGCTCTACGTTCCCAAGGGAACTTGCCTTTACCATACCATGTCTTATCACTATCTAAACACTTACCTCTTTCTTTAGCCATTTCTACTGTTGCTTCTGTTAAGAAGAATGCTTGATGTTCCATCCATGCTTTAACATCTTGTAATGCATCTTTGTCTCCATAGATGTAATCTCGTTTTGCATGCCAGTATGCTAAGTTAGTAACACCGATACCCAAAGGTTGTATTTCGTCATTGCTTAATTGACTTTGAATTGATAAGAAATCTTGGTAATCTAAGATGTTGCATAGACTTCTCTGAAGTATACGACATGCTCTACGCATGTCCTCAGGGTGTCTGAATGCTCCCCAGTTGATCGATCCCAGTGTACACAATGCAATACGTCCCTTATCATCATTTAAACGTTTAAAAGACTTTGTAGGCAATAATATCTCACAACATAAGTTGCTTTGATAGATTGGATGCACTGTAGTATCGAACGGACCTTGATTAGATACATTGTCTACATAAACTAAGTATACTCTTCCTGTATCCGTTCTTTCTTTTAATATACCAGACTTGAATACTTCTTCTGCTGACATTACTTTCTTACGCAGGCTACGGGACCTTTCATATTTGAGATATAATTCCTCAAATTTAGCAGTATCTGAATAGAATGCTTCATACAAATCAGGTACTTCATTTGGATCAAAAAATGTAATGTTTTCTTTGTTTTTAAAACGTTTCCAAAAGAATGCATTAAGACATACACCATAATCCATGTGTCTTACTCTTGTTTCTTCAGTGCCTTGATTGTTTTTTAGTACAATTAGATCGTCAAATTGATGATGCCAAATAGGATAAAAGACAGTAGCACTAGCATTACGAATACCACCTTGTGAGCATGAACGCAAGTCTCCAAACCACTTCTTTAAGAAGGGTATCATTCCCGTGTGCATGATCTCTCCTCCTCTTATAGGCGCCCCTAGGGGTCTTAAACGACCTATTTCAAGACCTATCCCAGCACGTTTACTAGCATACTTAGCCATCATTTCACCTGATGCAAAAATACTATCTAAGTCATCATCACTTTTAATTAATACACAAGAACTAAACTGTTTAGTAGGTGTTCCTAATCCTGCAAGAACTGGAGTTGCTAATGTAAATAAACCTTCACTAGCACAGTTATAATACTCTTTGATGTATTTCATTCTTACTGACAGAGGTTCTTCTTTATGAAATACTGTTGCGGCCGCAATCATATATCTAACTTGCGGAGTTTCATATATCTGACCTGTTGATCTATTTCTAACTAAATATTTGCCTATCATTTGTTCGATAGCGGCATAAGATAGATTTTCGTCTTTCTCATGGTTGATGATCTTTTCCATTTTATTCCAATCATCTTCAGAATACCATTCAAGTAAGTCTGTCGTATATAAACCTGCTTCTATGTTCTTCTTAACAATATCGAATAGATTAGGAGGTTGATAGTCTCCGTATACATCTTTACGCAACATAGATAAACGTTGTTTACCTGCTACAAATTGATAGTTTGTGTGTCCTGTTTCTGGTGCTTGTTCTTCATCGATCAAATCAACAATAGCACGTAATGTAAGTTCATCGATTTCTCTTGTCGTAATACCATCAAAGAAATGCGGTTGTGATGTAATCTCAATCATTGATTGTGATACATCTGATACTCCCTCACATACTTTTGCTACCTGTGCTTGCCACTTTTCTAGTTGTAACTCTACTACTTTTCCTGATCTTTTAGTGACTTTAATATTCATTCTTTACCTAATTAATTTTGTTATATAATACCTGTGTATTCATATGTTTGATATTTGTGAACTCTGACAGCACTGTATTTACTACAGAGTCAGGCCAGTAATTCAACACATATTTTGCGTTGTCTACCAGGACTAATACTACTTCAGTGTTAGTATAATCGATTGCTGATACTAAGTCAACATCTTTTATACCCAATATTGCCAAAGTATATATATTACCCAATGCACGTGCATAAAAACAATAATGGTTATCTTGTAAGAGTTGCCATGGATTAGGCCAGTCTTTTATATCGTGCGGGTGTAGATAATAATTATTTAGTGGACATTGTTGCCAAAACTTATCTACGTCTATGCATATTTTTTCTAAGTCTGAATCTTTTAATGACTCACGCAATTGGTACCATTCTGCCAAACGAGTGTCAAAACTCATCGTAAAAGTATTCATACTATATACTTATCTCAAGTTAGATTACTGCACAAATTCCATATATGGAAAGAGAGTCTTTCGACTCTCTCTACATGTTAAGTGTGACTTAACGATTCTAAGGTAGTTAGAATTAGTTTTTACCTACTAGTACTTCGATTACTCCGTCTAAACCATCGTTCCAATCTTCAATTGCTTTACCGATGATAGTACCAGGCTTGATGTTTTCGGGGTCAGCCGCACATCCATATCCTGCATTTTCAGAAGTAACAATTAGATCACCTTTAATAATCGGACCCATTACCTTACATGGTACACGTCCGATCAATGCTAGGTCTACAACAAACTCGCCTTCGCCTGCAGAACATTCTGCGTTATAGACTTGAGCAGGATTAGTTGTAATAATACCTGCAACAGTATGCGATGCATGTTGACCTGTTATTGACAATTCTGCATCACCGCCGAATACTACAACTGTGCCAGGCTCATAGTCTGAGTCTGCTGTGTATTTCTCCGCCAAGTCAGCATATGTTGCGTTAAGTGTTGATCCTGCAGATAAAGTCCAGTCACCAATTATTGAACCTGCTGTCGAGTTTGAACCTGATGTCAATGTTTGTGACTGTAATGTTCCACTATTAGTAGTACCTGATACTGTTAATGAGCCTAAAGTACCGACTGAAGTGATGTTTGGTTGAGCCGCTGTTGTTACAGTACCAGCAGTTGTTGCTGATCCTGCACTTCCTGCTGAACCTGAAACGTTAATACCCCAAGTACCTGATGCTCCTGTACCAGTTGTGCTTGGTGCACCAACTGTGTTATAAGAGATAGTTTTTGCTGTACCACCGTTATATGTTGTTCCTGAGGCTGCTCCTGATCCACCGTTATTAAATGTAACAGAGTTATCTACACTTCCTGCTGTAGTTGCAGAACCTGCTGTAGTTGCAGAACCTGCTGATGTTGCACTTGATACAGTACCTGATACATTAGCACCTGCTACTGAGTTTGCAACTGCGGCGAAGCCAACTTCACCTGATACATCTGCGCCTGCTACTGATCCTGCTGATCCACTTACTGATCCACTGATCGTACCTGATACAGTTAATCCTGATAATGTACCAACAGAAGTAATGTTTGGTTGTGCGGCACTTGAAACAGTTGCGGCATAACCTGTTGTATTTTGATTAAGAGTTGAAACATACGCCGCTCCAATTGCTGTACCTTGCCATACACCTGTATCGATTGTTCCCAATGATGTTAGTGATGAATCTACAACACTTGAATTAAGAACTGTACCAGTCAAT